ATCACGACACGCGGGCGATACCCGGCGTCGATGGCGTGCTTGCACAGGTAGTTGAGCGCCGCCTGCACGTTGGCCGCAATGCCGTCCTGGGTCAGCACCGCCAGCGTCCTAGCGCCGATGGCAGGGCTGCACAGGTAGACCCGCGCAAACTTGCCGCTCAGGGCGTGGGCGATCCCGCCAAGAGGGCCTTGACCACCGGCAGGCTCGGCGAACGCCACCACGGACGAAACGTCGCTGTAGCGCATCGGGTAGGTGGCATTGGTCGCGAAGAACGCCATCTGACTGCAATAGGCGCCGCCGGCCAGCATGAAGCAGTTGAGCGGCTGCGTACCGGAAACCGCCGTCCCCGAGCGCCAGTTTCCAAGCGATTGCGAATGAGCGAAGACCACGATCGCCGCTTCCGGGCGCCCGTCCCACTGGCGCTGCATCTTGCGGCGCATGTCGTCCCGCGCGGCCCATTCGGCCGTCGAAGCGGCAGCGGCGGCAGCCGTGGCGGATGCCAGTGCGCTTGCAGCCGACGCGGCGGCGTTGGTCTCTGCCGTTTCGGCGTTGGTCTCTGAGGTTGCCGCCGCCGAAGCCGCAGCCGAGGCTCCCTGAATGGCGACGATGTTCCCGGCGACGGTCACGATATCGGCGGAAATCCCGGCTACCGTCGTGACGTTGGCCGCAATGCCTGCAACAGTGGTGACGTTGGCGGCGATGGTCGCCACGGCCGACACGCTGGCCGAAATGGAGGCGACGGTGGACACGCTCGCCGCGACCCCCGCAACCGTCGTGACGTTGCCTGAAATCCCGGCTACCGTCGTGACGTTGGCCGAAATGCCCGCCACCGTCGTCACATGGCCGGAAACACCCGCCACCGTGTTGACGTTGGCGATGTTGGTCGCAACGGTCCCGATATCGGTCGCATCCGCCGCTACAGCGGTGACGGCTGCGGAAATGCCCGCAACAGTCACGATGTCGGCGGAAATCGGGCCAAGGGCCGCCAGCTCGTCAGTCAGCAGCGCGAGGGCCGTGATGTCGGCGGTGTAATCGAGGATCGACGTGACCAGCGCCGCAGCCGCCTCACAGGTCTCAACCGCAGCGGCAATGTCAGCGGTGGAGCCGCCATCGCGCTCAGGAACGATGATCGTAATGGGCATGTGATCAGTACCGGATGATGTAGTTGAGGGCGACGTTGCGCGGGCGGTTCTCGGAGCTGTTCTCAGTCCCGCCGGTCGATCCGGTCGTGAACGTCGAGAGGCCGCCGGTGTTGGTCGGGACGATGGCATCAGCCGCCGCATCGAAGCGCGCCGCCGTCCGCGTGAAGCCCGCCGTGTGAGTATGCGCCGCCAACTGGCCAGCTTGCGCCGTGCCCAGAACGCGCGAGGTGTCAACGCCCCGGCTGTTGTCCCAACCCCGGATAAACTCGCCGCGAAGCTCCGGCAGGGGCAGGCGCTTGTTGGCCGCGAAGTCCGCCGCAGCGTTCGCCCCACGGGTGGAGCCTGCGCCCGCGCTTGTGGTGATCGGATAGGCGGTCGCGTCCAAGGCCCAGATCAGCGCAAACAGGGTCGCCGTGTCGGCATTGGCCCGCGAGGTGCCGCCCGACGATGCCGAGCCGATGGTTCCGCCGTCACAGATCAGCGCGCCGCCTGGGGCGGTCGACCCAATGTAAGGCTCCACGATGCCGACGCGGTTCAGCAGCGCGTTAATTGCCGCCGAAGTCAGGCCCGCAAACGCCGCCTGAGGCGTAAAGCCCAGCTTGTCTTCAATCGCAGTCGGACCCAGCTTGGCCGCCGTGACCGCCTCGTCAACGATGTCCGCCGTGTTGACGCCGGTTGCACCCACTACGGTGTTGATCGGGTCGGCGCTGTACTTGGGAATGGTGACGTCCGCCGACGTCTTGATGACGACGCGATATTCCTTCGTCGGGTCCAGATAGACCAGCTCGGGGAAAAACCCGGCGCTGTCCGCAACAACCGGGTTTGACAGGGGCGTCGTCAGGGCGTCGTCTTCGAACACGTCCGTTAGCGTAGTCGTGCCGGTCAGGTAGAAGTACGCCTTGCCCGCATTGAGAGGGGCGCCAGCGGTCGTTACCCGATAGCCGAGTTGGTATGCTTGCATGGGGTCTCCCCCGGCGTCGGGCGCCGTGGTAAGGGTCGGGGATGGGAAAGCTGCTGATTGCCCTATCTATGGGCGTGGTCGTTGTCGTCGGCCTTTGGGGCCGCAACGACTGGGTGCTTATCGCGTCGTCGGTGGCGCTTGTGTTTGTGCTGCTGTACCAGGAGCGCCGGCTGGAGCGTTTAGACGCCCTTGAAGCTCGATATAGAGCGGAGCAAGAGCCGGATTCCGCGCCGCCAGTTGAGCAAGCTGTTGAAGCCCCGCTTCAGCTTGAACACCATCAGACGCCCGATATATCGCGTTAAGAGCGGCTTGGACCGGACGGCTGTAGAAGACGGTTCCCGCAGCAGCAGCGCCCGCGCCGCCCGCCACGACAACCGGATCAACGCCGACGATCAATCCACCCCCGCCAAGCGAGCCCGCCGCAAACAGTGAGCGGATTGGAGTACCGCTATCGGGAACCGTTTGCGGAAGCACCTGCATAGCGGCGTCGGAAAGGTCTTGCAGGAGAGCATCGCCTTGTGCGTAGGCGCGGTTCCCCGCTGACGTGTCCATGCCTTGAACCGCGCGGTTTAGGTCGCCGGGCGCAATAAGCCCGTCACGGGCGGCGGTGCCGGTGTATTGCGACGCCTTGCGAAGACGCTGAAGCATCGCGGATGCTTCATCCGCCGTCCGCACCTGTGCAAATGCGTTGGGGTCGGTGCGCTCAAGCAATCCGCCGACAGCATCCCGAAGCTGTTCCAGGCTTCGAGCGAGCCGTCGCGAACTTGGAACTGTAGCGGCGCCCTCATCAGCCGAACGAATGGCCGCGCCGAGATCGGCATCAATCAACTTCCATGTGTCGCCGTCAATCGGCCCGGAAAGGCGGGCCTGCACGTCCGCAATCGTTGAGTTGAGCTCTTGACGGACAGCCGGGGGAAGGTTTGGCGATTGCTGAACGACGGCAACCTGATTCGCAAACGTCTGATCGGGGGCAACTTGAACGCCAGACAGGGCGCGCTGGTACGCCTGCGACACCTGCTGCGACGTGTCCCGAACGCCAGCGCGGCCAACTTCGTCGGTTGCCCCGCCAATGGGGGCAAGAACGCGCGCGCTCGTAGCCCTAGAAAGCGAAGCAAGGCCGCGCCGTTGCGCGTCGCGAATGGAATCGCCAACCACCGGAACGCTGGTCATTGCGTCCTCTGCACGCTGCCAGCCGCCGCCAAGCATCTGTCCCGGCGTCAATTCAACACCTTGGCGAGAAAGCGCCCGCTGCGGCGACGCCGGGCGCGGCGGAGCGGCCATCCGGCCCGCAAGAGCATTACCCGCCACCTGGGCGAGACCGCCGGTCACAGCGCCAACGCCGCCGCTTACGGCAGCGCCCTTTATCCGCGATCCGGGCTCTGCGCTTCCCGCGCCATAGGCCGCGCCCATCGCCCCGCCGACGCCAGCCGCACGGGTCACGCTGCCAGCCGCACGGGCCGGGCCGATGAATTGACCGGCCACCATGTTGAGGGGGTTCATGAGGCCGCCAGCGAGGGCGTTAACGGTCGCCTCGACCGGGCGCTCACGGGTGTAGGAATCAAGACGTCGCCGCTCCTCGGCGCTGCGGGCGTCAAAGGCTTCGCGAGCGGTGTAGCCCTGATCCTGGCCAAGCGCGTTCATGATGCCGGTCTTAGCAGCGGAGCGCAGGCCCATGATCTCGTCGCCGAGACCGAAGCCGTAGCCTTGGACAAGCGCCATCGAACGGTCCTGTTCAAGCGCCGCGCGCTCAACGGGGATTCGCTCGCGCTTGGCCCTTGCAGCATCCCGAGCCGCCATGTCCCGCCGCACGCCAGCCTGCGCCCGCGTAGGGCCACCCGGAGCGCCCGGAGCGGGCTTTCCAGCGGCGTCATACGCCTTGGACGAATAGCCAGCCCAGAAGTCGTCGAACGACTGGCCCTTGGCGTTGCGGGTGTCCAGAGAGCCGAGCTTGCGCTTCCACGCTTGTTCAGATGCAGCGCGGCCACGGTCGCGGGCGGTCCCGGCTACAGGATCACTCGCCCCCCAGGTGGCGACGGGATCAGACTTCCCCCAGTCAGCCATCAGCGTTTAATCCTCGGCGTGCCGTCCTGATCCAGCCACACCGTCCCTTTCGGCAAGGCGTTGTATTGCGCCTCAGAGACCGGAATGGACGGGTTTTCTTGCGTACCGGAAGGCGCCTTGGTTCCACGGAAGCGGCCAGCGGCGCGGCGTTGCGCCGGGCTCATGGCGCCGAAATCAGGCTTCACGGTAGATTGGCCAGCGATTCCCGTAACCGGACGCGCTGGCGCAGTCGCCGGGCGCGCAGTCGCGGCGGCCTGCGGCTGGCCCTGCGCTTCGGCTCCGAACCACTGACGCCAAGGCGTGGTCTTGCGAACGATAGTTCCAGTCTTGCCCGCCTCAAAGAGCGGGTTGGCCTCGGCATAGGAAGCCCACGCCTCTTCAGAGCCGAGAAGCGAGCCGCGACGCTGGATGTAGAAGTCCAGAAACGATGCGTAATCAGATTGGCGACGCCCGCCTGCTTCCAGAACCCCCGCAAGGGCTTGATTGGTCGGCCCCGGCTTGTCGATAGCCAATGTGGCCGCGCGATACATATCAACATCTTTGTCCGACATGGGGCCGGATCCGACCTCGCGCTGAGCCGGAACCATGCGCTCGCTAAGTGCCCGCATTTCAGACTTTTTGGGGTCCATCATTGAGGTGACGACCCCAATCGGCCCCCAGTCATCGAGGCCACCCGTCCCCACGTCTTTGTTGAGGTCAACGAACCGGCGAGCGTCGGCAGCGGCGGACGCGGTGGTGCGCGCCGCCTTGCGTTGATCCATGAGGTACTTTTGAACGTCGGCGGTGATCTTGGGAGCCGTGGCGTCGGACGTCATAAAAGCCGCACCAGGCGCGGTGGTGTCGTAGCCGCCCACCGGAACCCATTGACCACCGCGCTTAACGCGCTGCGAGCCGTCCGGCATTTCGATAACAGTGCCCTCGGGGGCAGTTTGAGCCGCCATTACCTCACCACCCTTGCGCCAGCGGGGACGTCTGAATAGGTGCTACCCATGCCGCCACCACCCGAGCGAGGCCGGGGCGGGGCAAATGCGCGCGGCGCCGGGCCGAAGGTCGCGACCTTTTTCCAGCCTTCCAGCGTGCGCTCATAGATGCCGTCCGGGCCTTCGACGTACTCAGGCTCCTGGGCCTTGTCTGGCGCCTCATAGGCCAGTTGCCCCGACATTTCCCCGTCACGGATCGCCACCACGCCCTGCGGAGTGTTCATGTACTTCACGCCGGGCTGTTCACCGCCAAGCGCCGCCAGAAACGCGTCCAGCGAGGCGTCATCCATTGGCGACTGGTCGATCTGCATCAGCAGATCGTCAGGCATCCCGAGCTGTTGCAGCGTTGGGCGGATCGTCCCCTGATAGACCTGCGCTCGCTGTTCGGCAGGCGTGCGGCGAATCGCTGTAGCCGCCTGCTTCAGGCCCTCGCGGCGCTGGTCCATGCCTTGCGCTTGCGCCATCGCCGTTTGCTGCTGACGCTGTTGCCCCATTTGGTCAACCCGCATCCCGCCCGTCAAATCGCCGCCACGGTACAGAGCCCCGGAGGCCGCGCCGTAGTCGCCTTGGGCAAGAGCGTTGCCAGCCTGCCCGGCGAGCCTGCGCTGTTGGCCCTGTTCAAAGGCGTCGATTGACGTCTGGCCAGCGGCGAGCGCGTTGTTGTAGCTGTTCCAGTAAGCACTCATCCGCCGAAGCCCCCCATTTTCAGAAAGGCGTTCTCGTAGCTCTTAAGCGAGCCCGCCAGACCGCCGTAGAAGCCCGACCACGCATTGCCCTTGTTTTGGTAAGCCGAAGACAGGTTGGCGGCGTTGTTCATCAGGGCGTTTTGGCTGCTGTTCGCGTACTGCGACCCGGCTTGCTGGTTGGCGCTGTTTGCCGACTGCCCGATGCCCGCAAGGCCAGATTGCCGGTTCCACCAGTCGCCGTACTCGCCCGCCGCCGTGTTCTGGGCATAGTCGGAAATGCCCCGCAGCGCCGAACCGGACTTCAGGAGCCCCGCCGTCGCCCGGTTCTGGTTGACCGCCTTCATGCCCTCCGACATGCGGAAATTGTAGTCGGGCGACGCCTCAAAGCCGGCCAGCGGGTTTTGCAGGCGACCGAGCGCGCCCACGCCAGCCTGGCGCCACGGCTCCTGATCGGCCCGCGTCTGGTTGAACATGCGCTCTTGAAGCGCAAGAGAGGCGTCCGTGGCCCGTTGGCTGGCTTGCGCGCTTTTGTCAGCCGCTTTGGACTGCTCTTTGGCGCCAAGCCATCCGAAGATACCGTCCGTGATCATGCCCATTGTCAGGTCGCCTTCAGATAGGTCGATTCAAGTTGGCGGTAGCCGTGACGCGCATACCAGCGCCCCGCGCGCTCATCGCCGCCGTGTGCGTTCATCACCAGAAGCCCGCCCGCCCAACGCTCACCGGCCCGGCGAAGATCGTCGCCCTGGCCGTCCGGAGCCCAGAAAAACAGTTCCGCCGTCACGGCAACGGCCCGGTTGAAGTAGAGCCCCACCTTCGTCAAACCCAGAAAGCCCGCATCCGACAGGAGGATCACCGCGCTATCCCTGTCGATCAGGTCCGCCGCAGAGGCCCGGAAACTCTCCGCATCAAACGGCACAAGGTCGGACCACAGGCTAACCGCATGAAAGGCCCGACCGACCTCGACAACGTGGCCAAGGTCTTCAGGCCCGGCCTCGCGGATCACGGCTCCAACACCTCAATGCGCTCTTCATGGTCCTGCTGTTGCGCGACAAGCTGCTCAAGAAACGCCCGCCAAACCTTCGTCATCTGGCCGGCGGCATCGAACATCGGTTCGCCCCAGGGCGGCAGCTTCGGCGTCATTCGTTCACCATCACGCCGTAAGGGACGAACAGCACGTCGTCGGAACACCGGAACTGCACCACCCGGCCCGGCGGGCGCATCTGGCCAAGCTGGAACCACCGCGCGCGAGGGTGATTGCCGTGGCTTCCAAGCTCGGCAGGCGTCCAGTCTGTCCAGCCCGCATCGTCGGTATCGGTGTAGCGCATCTCGACCACGGGAGAGGTTCCCAGCCCGCCCTCGCCGCGCGACACGTAAAGCTCCAGCCGCTTGCACCGCAGAGGGGCGGACGTCGGCAGATACACCGAACACTCGCGGATCAGCGCGTCCGTCCCGTCCTTGTTGGCCTCAGCATCGAACGTCCAAAGCTGGCCGCTGTTTGCGTCGCCATAGAGCCCGGCGTCGGCGCACTGAATGCGGAACGTGTCCTCGCCGTAGGAAGACCACTCGGCCCAGGTCTTTTCCCGAACGTCAAAGGCCACCGTCGTCACGCCGGGAATGTTCAGGACGTAGAAGCTACGCCCCTCGGTCGGAACCTCGATAGCCGTCGCAAGGCTGATGTCCGCGCATTGGGTAAGCAGGGCGTCGATGGCCGGCGTTGACACCACCTCCGCAACAGCCCCGGTTCGATAAACCTTCAGGTCCGTCCGGTCGGTCGCCTGTGACGTGCCGACGAAGAAAATCCCGTTGTCGATCCGCGCCGCGCTGTTTTGCGCCGCCGATCCGACGTCATAGCGCCGCCCGTCATAGCGTTGGAACGGGGCGGCGGTCGAAGACGTCGGCCCCCACCATTCCGTAGACTTCTCGCCGAAAAACAGGATGTCAGAGCCGAGCGCCTCAATCGACACCAGATCGTCGGGATCACTCTCCGCCGTGGCGAAGTTCAGATCGCCAATGTCCTCCGCGTCCGCAATCTCGGAATAGCGATAGCGCCCGCCGGTTCCGACCGCATAGACAAACCGCCCATTGGCAAACGCCACGTCTGACACCGTGTCGGCATCAGGCATGATGATCTGCGACACAGAAGCCCCGACCAGCCACGCCGCGTTTTCAGCGACGATCACCAGTTGCGTGTCCGACTGGGCAAACCGCGCCCGCGTCAGGCCCTGGATAATTCCGATGTTGGCGCCGTCGCGGTAAACCCGCGTTCCCGACAGGACATACCGATAGCCCAGATGGGTCGCGACGGCCCGGATAGGCCCAAGACCCACCGTTGAGCTGGCCACAAGGCCCGGCCTTGACCGCAGCGCATAGGGCGTCGGCCCCTCAGGCGTCCGCTCAACGTAGCTGTTGACCAGCCGGGCCTTGGGAAGACCCGCGCGACCATAAGTCTGGGTCGCGAGCGGCAGGAGAGGCACTAGCCCCGATTACCCCGAGCCTTGGCCGCAGCCGCGCGCGGGTTGTAACGCTCCATGAACACGTCACGGCCCCGTTGCGCGTTGGCCACAAGGTGTCCCGGCGCCGCAGTTTCGTATTGCGGGAACAGCACCAGGGCCAGCATGTCGGCAAGCGCGGTGTGGAAGCTGACGTGGAAGTAGGGCGTATCGGTCAGCGCCCAATCCTGTTCCAACGTCCATCCGGCGTCTTCGCGGAAGAAGTAGGCGGCAGACGCGCCGTTCGCCGAAACCGTGACGTTGGCCGATTGATAGGTTCCAACCGCCGTCGAAATCAGGCGATTGTTCGGCGCCACGGTCAGATTGTACGTCGCGAAGTTGGACGCCATGTCAGCGTACCCGATGCGCCAGCCGGGTTGCGGCTCCGCCGGGAAGGTCAGCGTTGCGATAGCCGACAGCTTCATTTGATACGAACCGCCGTAAACGCCAGTGGCTGACGTCGTGGCGCCGACCGCATCCAGGCGCGGGCCGATCTCGACCCCCATCATGGACCGTTGCAGGCCGTTCAGGGCGTCCAGCGCGGCTTGCGCCTGAAGGGGCGTCGGCTCGTGGCCAGCGTCCAGCACTCCCGCAGACCGCATGGCCTGCTTGATGATCTCACGGACCAGCATAGCGGTCTCCTAGTAGAAGGTGGCTTCCAGATCGCGCCGGGGCGCGTCATAGCGGCTGACAATGGCAAGGATGCCTTGGGCTTCCTGCCGGCGAAGTTCAGGGGTAATCGACACGCCGTTCTCTTCGGCAAGGCGCACCGCCAGCCGGGCCTCCAGACCCGCCCGATAGCGCCGTGACAGCGGGGCGAAGTCATCCAGGGCAATGCCCTCTACCGGCGTCCAGGCCGCATAGGCCGCGTCGTAAATGTGCGCCACGACGTCAGACGCATAAACTTCCGTGGTCATGATAACGGCGCCGTCCAATGGCGGCCTTTGGCCACCCTCCGCGCCCTCGTCCTCGACCGTCTGGGGATAGGTGATCGTTACCGCATCCTCGGTGTTGACCAAAATCAGGTCTTGCTCTTTGGCGCTATAATCAGCCGTCACGATCACGTCGTTGAACCGGCCAAACGCACCCGAGCCGATGAGGCCCATATAGACGTCCTGAAGCACCTGGAGCCCGCGATCCATCTCGCGCGGGCGCACCTCGTCCAGATCACGGGACACGCCCGCACGCCGAAACGCGGCCTTGATGATGTCCCGACAGGTCGCCATTCATGCCTCCGTTGGGCGCGGAGTTTCCCCCGCGCCCTTGGGGTTAGGTCGCCAGGTACAGGACAACCAGCGTCAGCGTGCCCGTGCCGCCGGCATTGGCCGGAGCGTTGAACACCGCCTGAATCGACGTTTCGGCGTCGAACGCAATCGGCCCGGTCGCCAGCGTGCCGTGAAGCGGGATCAGGAAGCCGCTTTCCGGAAGGTAGTTCGTCACGGCAGTGCCGTTCAGAACGCCGAAGTTGCCGAAGCCGTCCGGGTCAGCCGTGGCGCCGACGCCAGAGCCGCCGTTAGCCGCCCAGCCCACATCGATGTCCAGCGCAGCGGTGCCGGTGTCGATGTCGGTGCCACGAAGCCAGCCGCCGATGACCGTAGCGCCCGCCGGGATTTTGCAGGCGAAGAAGATGTCAGCGGCCGTCGGATTGGCGGTCAGAGTGACCGAGCCCCAGGCGGCGTTGACAACGCCAGCCCCAGCAAAGAGCGTAGCGGGAAAGCCCGCCGTCGCGCGAGTAGAAGTCACGTTAGCCATTGATTGGCCCTTTCAAGAAGAACGGGGCCAGCGTCAGCCGGCCCCGGATTGGGATCAGGAGTCGGCGGCAGCGGCGAAGAAGCCCGTGACCATGCCGTGTTGCTTGCCGTTGTAAGCCAGCTTCTTGACCGTCACGAGTTCCTCGATGGCGACGCCCGGACGGAAGGAGTAGTCCTTCGTCAGGTCCGTCTTCATCATCGGTTCCTGACCCCAGGCGATGCCCACGGCCTGTTGACCGCAGAGGAACACCGGGCGAACGTCCGCCGAGGAAGCGCCAATGCTGTTCAGGCTGTAGGTGCCGGCGCTGGCGACGTCATCGATCTCCGGGATTTCCCGGTGGATGATGCCGTCATAGATCAGATCGCCGTCCTGGAAGATCGGGTTGGCGCCGACGTCACGTTGGCGAGCCTCGCGGTTCGCTTGCGTCATCGTGCTGTCCGCCTTCAGGTCCCGGAACGTCCGCGAGCCGTGGAAGGCCACGAAGTACTCGCGACCATCTTCGGAGCGGAACGGACGGATGTGCGGGTCCGCCTGCTTGGCAATGCGCTTCATCAGCGACATAGCCGCCGTGTTGCACTTGTCGTCGGTCGTGTCGAGCGTGCCGACCGCCGTCGCCCAGGTCGCCGAGTAGTTGCTTTTCAGCTTGCCAAACAGCAGGCGGTCAGCGTTGGCGGCGTTGTAGGCGTTGCGGTTGGCGGCGCTGGAAGCCGACATGGTGACAGTGGTGTCACCGGTCGTGACGACCGACAGCATGGCGGTGATGACGTCATCACGCATCTTTTCCGCTTCCCACTGCTTCAGCATGTCCTTGGCGGCGCCGAACAGATCGATCTCGGTGCGGTAGGACGTGCTTTTCGGGACGCGGACGGCGTTACGGCGCCAGTCAACCGACAGCGAACAGTTGTAGTTGCCCAGGTCCTCTTCAGCGCCGTCGAGGATCTGCGAACCGGTCACGCCGTTGCCGGTCAGGCGCAGGATGAGCGGGATGTTGATCGTCTTGCCGGCTTCGCTTTGCAGCTCGTACTTGGCGACGATGATCGAGGACGAGGACCGGCCCATGTACGGCTTGAAGCCGGATTCACGGATGTACTCGGCGAAGTAGTTCTTGAGGTAGACCTGCTTTTCAGAGGCCGTGGCGAGCGTCACTTCAGACATTGGTTAGTTCCTGAAAACAGCGTCGAACGCGGCGCCGTCGTAGATCGGTTGCGCGCCGGGCTGTGAGCCTCCGGCGTTGGGAACCGATGCGATGGAGCGCGGCGGTGCGACAGGTTGGGGAGCGGCTTGCGCCTGTTGCTGGTTCAGCGGGTTGGCCTTGGCCTTCCACGCTCGGAATTGTTCGAGGTCTTCAGGCGTCACTTCGGCGAACAGTTGCTCGCGCTTGAAGCTGCTGACGACGTACTCGTAGGGGTTTCGATGGCTGAGGACTTCCTGCCGAAAAGCCGGGTTCGTGGCGTACTTGGCCAGAGCCCAATCCCGCGCCTGGTCCACGACACCTTCGCCGTGTTTGGAGCGGGCCATGTCCTCGCTGATATCCAGCTTGACAGTGAGCGCGATGTTCGCGGCCTGCTCTTGCTGAAATGCGGCGAAGGCGTCCGGATCAGTGAAGACGTCCGGGACTTCACGCTGTGCGCTGTACTGGCGAAGCTGCTCCTCAGCCGCCTGACGCCGTGTCCGCTCTTGCTCTAGAGCCGAAAGCGGAACTTGCGTCTGTTTGGGGGCGAAGCGGCCTTGATCGTCACGGATCGGCCCGCCTTCCGGCTGTTCAACCGAATGCGGTGCGGCTTCCTGCTGTACGGTCGGGGCTTCGACCGGCTCGGCAGGCGTGGCGACGTCTTCCGCCGAAGCGGAATCCAGGAAGTCCAGATTGTCCATGATTACCCTAGCGCCCTTGTCGGAGGCGTCCCGAAAATCGCCCGAAGCCCGGCGACGGCTGGCCTTTACGCTAGGCCCTGCGGAACGCCCGGTAGAACCCCGGCGGCGGGTTGCATCGACGACATGACGGCCTTGGTGGCCTTCACATGGCTGTCGAATACGGTTGTCTCAGCCTTGGCCGCCTTCAAGGCGGTGTCGGCCTGTTTGTTCTCGATCTCAGCCTGCATCCCGGCTTGGGCCAGTTGCGCCTGTTGCTGTTGCATCTGCTGTTGAGCCTGTCCGGCTTGCTCCGCACGGCCCTTGCGCTTGTCCATGACCTCGCGCTTGCCCGGCATCGCCGAGAGCATCAGGAGATCATCGAACGGCACTTCCTGCGGCCCGTACATGCGAGCCAGCTCGACAAGCGTCTCGAACTGCTCTTGCTGGACGTTGGCCGTGTCCGGCACGCTGTCCAGCATGATATCGACGTCCATCTGGCCAAGCTGGTTTTGCATCGACTGGACGGGGAACCCCATCTCATCGAAACCTTGCTCGACCTGGTTCACGCCGATGAACTCCGGGGCGCCCTCGTCATCCGTCACGCGGATGAACATCGGAGCCGTCCAGAACTGGCGAACGCGCGCCCAGATTTGCCGATAGATGCGAAGCTCCCAAGCCTCGACCCCGGCATAAATCACGGCTTGCTCAGTGAGCCCGGCCTGTTGACGCACAAGCTGGGCACGGCCTGAACTGCTTTCGCCCTGGCGCCCGAGAATGGCGGGGTTAGGCCCCATCCGCTCGATTTCCGCCTTCGCCTCGGCGAGGAGTTGAGCCTGACCAGCCGCAACGTCCGACGTCGGGACCTTCTGCCAGCCGAACGGGATCACGCCGTCAGGCTTGGCCGCTTCCGCCCTTGCCGTATTGCTGTCCACCTCGACCGCAGACGGATCGACCGCCTGAATCTGCGAAGCGTTCAACAGGTGCAGCAGCTTGGAGCGGCGCTTGTTGATTTCGTCCTGCGGCCCGCGCATGTCGCGCACGATGCCATAGCGATTGTTCTCCCGGTCCACGAAGCACGATTGCGCCTCGATAGGACAGGAGGGGATGCCCTTCTCGTTCAGGTAGCCGCTTTCGCCGGCTTCCAGCACGCCGCCCGTATGGAACACGCACCGGAACCAGCGATCACCCTCGCGATGGTAGATTTCCACCACCATAACCCGGCGCTTCTTGCGGTCGGTCCATGCAACCGTGTTGCTGGCGTCGGTCGGGCGATCTTCAAACGTGTCGTCTACAGTCCCGATAGAGCCTTCCAGAGCGTCTTCGATGCCCTTGGCGGATTGCGGGTAACGCGCCGCCACGTCGTCGGCATATTGCCACTTGGCAACGCCCAGGTATCGCGCGTCGGCGAAGTCCTCGCGACGTGACCGGGGATCGGCGAAGAACTCTTCGGCGTTGATGTCGGTGATCTTCACCTTCATGTCGCCGTCAACCTCGACGATGGCCGCGCCGGTCCCGCCGATCAGGTAGTCCCGCGCCACCCGGATCTTCAGGTTGTCAAACTGGTTATCGTCGGCGACGTACCGCAGCACCTTGGACGCCACGTCGGCGGCGTCTTCGTCACCAGGGTTGCGGGGATAGGCTCGCGGATCGGTCGCGCCCTGTTGCAGCACCCCAAGCGTCCCGTTGACCGCCGGGCGGATGCGGTTGAACACGCTGTCCGGCTGCTTGCGGCGTTGGAGAGCGTCGCGCTCTTCCTTGGTCCACTGGTAGCCGTGGTAATAGTCCCCGTCCTTGCGGCTTTCCAGACGCGCGGTTTTCGTGAGGTCGGAAGCCTCTTCGAACATCTTCCGAAGGGACGGAAGGTTAGGCTTGTACCCCTCCCCTTCGTAATTGTTCAGGCCACCTTCCAACTGCTCGTCTCCTGTTTAGGCCGCCCCCAAAGATCGGGCGGTGTGCGGCTGGGTGTGGCGGGGGTTTGCTTGGGAGCGCGGCGCAGGCCCTCGCAGGCGTAGCGCAGGGCGTCGATGACGTGGTTGTCTTTGTCTTCCAGGATCGGGAGGATTTCCCCCGTCTTTTTGTCTTCCTTGAACTTGTAGTGGGTCAGCTCATGGATCGTCCGCTTGCAGCGCGGATGGACAACGATGTCGTAGGACTTCAGAAACTCGATGCCGTCCTCGACCGACCCCGGACCCTTAACCGCCGGGATGATCTTGAAGCCCTTGCGCTGCATATAGCTAACCGTCTCAGGCCGCGCGCTATCGGCCCGGATCGTCCACTTCCGTGAGCCCTCGACCGTATCAAACAGAGCCGGCGTGTTATCGATCTCGCACCCGACCGCGTAGGCTTCCTGGTCAACGTAGAGCGTGCGGTCGATGATGTAGGCGCGAACCAGAACCGTCGGGTCTATCGAGAAGCCCCAGTCTGCCCCGAACCTGAACACGGCATCGGGCGGCGTCGTGAACTCCTCGGCCTTCCAGTTACGGAACACCGCCGCTTCGCCCATCCGCTGGTAAGCGCCCTCCCAGACGTGAAGGTACTTGTCATAATCCCGCGTCTTGTCGCGAAGCATGTCCGCGTGAAGCTCAGCCGGGAACCACGGATTTTCCGACCAGTTGGCCGTCACCAGCACAAAGTCCGGGTCGGCGGCGTTCTCGTTAAAGAACCGCTCGACCGGATCGGCTTCGCTTACCGGGTTCCACGAAAACCACATCTGCGAGCCGGGAGCGCGGAACGTCGGGCGGGCAATGTCCAACGACTTCTGGCTGATCGTCTGGGCTTCCTCGACCCAGGCCCGGTTGAAGCCTTCCAGCGACTTGATCGACGTGACGGTGTGGTTTTGCAAACCCCGGAAGATCAGCAGGCTATCGTTCGGCCCGCGTATCTCCGTCTCCGTGGACTTGAACAGGTGCGACACGCCTAGCGCCGCGATCTTGTCCTCGATGAGCTGCTTAACACTGTCCTTGATCGAGTTTTGCACTTCACGAAGGCAGGCCCCGCGAATGTGGCCGGCCACGCACTCGGCAACCAGCTTGGTCGCCATGATGTGCGATTTGCCCGAGCCGCGACCGCCCCTGGCGCCTTGGTAGCGTTGCTGTCCGAGTAGAGGCCGGAACGCTCTAGGGATCGACGGGTTCAGGATCGACAATCGACCACCTAACCTCTTCGACCTGCTCCGTAACCTCGACCTTGGCCTCTACAGCCGACAGGCGAGCATGAACGTAGGGCGCCGAAGCTTTGGCCATGTCCAGACGTTCGGCTCTGGTCGCGTTGTTGTCGCGCATGACCTGGAGCATGAACTCCAGCGGCGTTACGCCGGTCTCCTCGACCATCTTGCGGGCGGCGGCGGTTGCGCGGTTGATGGCGCCGGGCGGACGGCCCGCACCCTTGCGCTTGCCTCCCCGTTGGGACGGTTCAGCCATGTTTGATTTCTCGATAGTTTATCAAAAGGTCTCGCCCGCCGCTGACCGCCAAGGTGCAGGTGCGCTGTCGTGATGAT